TGAACCTCCTGTAGTAGCTGAAGCTGTATGCGTTTGCGTACCACCATCATAACTTTCTACAATTAGTTGAATTTGTACTGGTTCGTAATCCCAAGTGTTTCCACTGTAAGCTACATCACCTCTTTTTGCTCCTGAGAATACAACTGTTGCACCTGCTGTAGCGTCACAAACTGGGTTTAACCAATCTGGTTTTGTTAAAGAAGCATTTTCAAATGCTGTTTTAATTAAAGCATCTGCTGCTGTATGTGCTACTGAAGCTGCAATTTCAGTTGAAAAACTAAAGAACTCTACTCTAGGTCCTGAAGTTTTTACAAGTTTAAGTACTAAAGTACCTGCTGCTGCAGAACTTCCTGCAATAGTATCAGTAACTGTACATGCTGCTTGACCAACATATGATTTACCACTAAAGTTAATTACATCTTTACCGTAAACCCAAGGAGTTACAATATTTTTACCATCTTTACCACCACCTACGATTCTAAATTGAGGCGCAGTTGCCATTGTGTCTCCAAGAACCATTTCTGTTGGTCCTGAAGCGCTCATTTTTTGAATAGATATTGCACCATCTGCAACTAAACCGTTAGTTGTAGAAATTGCTGTACCGTCTCCAATAATTAAATGTCTTGCCATTTTTTTTGTTTTTTAAATTAATATAATTTATTCATTTTTACCAACCTCAGTTTGATGAACTTGGTATCGAGGATCACTAATGCCCTCAAGTATGCTGCTTACTGTTCTGTCCACAATCTCTTGATGAGTATGTTCAGGGAGCTCACAACTAATTCCCAAAGATAATGAAATTTGCTTTGGTTTTCTTATGTATGTTATTTTTACCTTGTCTATTATAAATATATCACTTGTGTATATATCTATATATTCTCCTCGTATTGTTGTTAGAGGAGATGTATGTTTTGTTGTATTAAAAGGATCGTCTAAAAGTTTAAATATGTCATCCTGCTGTATAAATTTATTAAATGTAAATTCTCTTGTTGCATTTTCTGGAGGCAATCTTTTAGCCCCCAAACTGTCTTCTGAATATTGAGCATATACATACTCATTATAAGAAGTATCATCATATCCAGTTGCTCCTGGATAAAGTGATGCTAAAGTCGTTTGTATTCCTACTGAAGAGTCCCAGTTAAAAAAATCCCAAATATCAGTATTTATAATAACAATAAAAGAATTTGGGTGATGTAACTGTCCGTACATTTCCCAATGTATTTCAAATCCAGTATTCCAATTAGTAGGGTCAAGTAAATGGTCTTTAAGTTGTTGTATATCTTGTGGATATGTCCAATTAGTTGACCATGTTGATATTAAAGCTTCTCCTGCAGTTACATCTGTAATATCAGCAACTGCCCCTATACCAAAAGTCAGATCTGTACCATTATGTAGATTATCAAACGGTAATACAAAGTAAGATGTAGGATTACTATCATCTAAACTATAATTAATAGGGTTACAATTATCTGTAAAAATTTCAGATCTTTGATTTACTAAGTATAAATAATCAGAAGGAAGTTTAAACTGATCTATCCAAAAATTATTACTATATTGCTCTTTAAAAACTACAGGAGCAGAGTATTCAGTAACTAAACTTCTAAGATCATCAATTCTTTTTTGACTTTGTTCAAAACCTTGTCTGTATTTATTGTTTTTCCCATACTTAGTATTTAAAAATCTTGACATAGATTTATTTAGTTCTATGTCAATTTCTTCAGAGAGTAGCATATCAGCTTGGAGTGAATTTATTTTATCCACTCCCTGCTGAATTGCCAAATGCATTTGATTTACATTCATATTATATTAATGATAATTCTTTTAGTTTTGCTCTTAATATAGTTAATTTTCCAGAATTCTTTTTATCTTTAAGGTGTATTACTGTATCTTCAGTTGTATCACCAAGTATTTCATCAATAAAAATTATTTGATTTCCAATTTTTCTTAAAACTCCTGCTGAAATCATTTCTTCAATTTCTGCTTTTACTTCTAAATTTTTGTCTGTTGATATTCTCACAAACTTTTTAGGGCTAGCATTTTTTAATTCATAAAGAGAATTTTCAATTTGATCGTCTGTCATTCTATCTGGATTAGTATTAGACATTAATCTTAAAATTCTTTTCATATTACTAAGATTAGATGAAACTTTAATAAATTCTTTATCTGCATCTTTTTTAAGTTTAATAGAGTTATTTTTAACTTTATCTTCTCTTAAAAGATCTTGAATATAGAATTTTTTAGTAATATCTGTTTCCATCTCTTCTTTAGTTAATGCTACATAAGGGTGTTTGATTGCAAAATTATATTTAATATAATCCATAATACTCAATGGAGCACCGTTTTCATCTTTCCCTATTTCTAATTCAATACCTGTAAAGCTCACTGGAATTGAAAGATCTGCCCAGAAATTCTTAGAATGTTTTGGCCAATCAACATGTTCAGGCGAAACATCTAAAATTCCTTGCATATATTTTTTTTCTTCTTCAGGACTAAATCCTTTTAAAGGTTGTCTATTTACATAGACACTACTAAGCCTAGTTTTTGCTTCGGCTGTTACTGCTTTAGGTAAGTGACCTCCTAGGTCCTTTCTCCTTAAAAATACTTTTTTACTCATAATAATAGTTCTTTTAAAGTTTAAATTAAGTGGATGTAAAGAATAACTCTCCGTATAATAATTAATTAAAGAAGCGGGGGATTGCTCCCCCACAACCTTAATCAAAAACCAATATATAGACGCACGTTAATGCCAAATTAGGACGCTACACATGTAATATCAAGCGAAGTATCAAATCTCTTAAGAGCGATACCAGCTGTTTTTAACATATGAACGCTTGCCCCGTCAACATCAGATGCTCTAGCAGAAGTTGAATCAAATCCTCTAGGGACTACAGATCCAGCTACACACCATCTCATAGACTCACGACCTTTCTTAGAGATCATTTGTAAGTTATTCTGACCATCATAATTTGATTGATCAACAAATACCATTCTATAAGACTCAAGAGAGTATCCAGTAACAGGGTGCTTAGCACGAGCTTGAGCAACAGCACCGTGATCAAATAATGGTAATTTTACCACATTGATTACGTGTCCATCTACATGCTCGTACGAAGTAAAGTAACCAGTTAAACCTAGGGATCTACCAGAACCTGTGATGAATCTATTCTCGCCTCCTACTTTAAAAGTATTAGTTGAAAAGTGAGATTTAAGAGCCTCATCAAATTCTCTAGCACCACCAGTACCAGTGTAAAGAGTTACTTGTTTTTTAGAAGCATCAGTCATTGAATAAAATAAATCTCCGATGATGTTCTTTAATTTTGTTTCAGTCATTGTAGAGTAAGTGTCTGTTTCAACAATTTGCTCTAAAAGACCAGGACCTACGATTACAGGCTGACCATTTTCATCTTTCATGAAAGTTTGTCCGTTTGAATCATAAGTTTTTTGACCATACCAGTAATACATTTCACACTCTTCTTTGAAGTCTAACATGTGTAAGTACTCTTCATAGTCCATCCAAAGTTTAGTAGTAGATCCACCTTTAGTTGGTAGAGCAAATTCTGCTACATAATCTTTAGCGTTTCCAGACATGTGGTAAGATTTTCTAACTGTAGTTAGTTTGTTTCTTACTTTACCTGGAGTTTCCCAGTTAGAAGCATTACCTCTAGAGAAGTCTACTCCTACAGGTGCATACATTTGCGCATATAACGCTCCTGCTACACAATCAGCTGCTGGCATTACTGCTGTAGCTGCTGGATTAATTAATTGTAAAGTGTATTTCCATGAAGAACCTCCAGCTGCTTGCTCTGGTGCTTTCATAATACGTGCTTGAGTACCTGATTGAGATACTAATACGTATGGGAATACAAAGTGTTTGTCAGGAAATTCCACTTCAAAAGTTGCTCCTCCTAATCCGATTGCTGATCCTGTTGGTCCTGCTGCTGCTACTGGTCTCGTTCTTAATCTATGTGTTGCCACACGGTACTCATATTCTAAACGATCAATAGACTTAGTGTTACCAACACCTTCCGTTAAGAAAGATAGTGGAAATCTTTTATCGTCTTTTCCTGCTAAATGAGTAATAATTGGAGACAGTTCAGTAGGTTTTGCCAACAATGCATTTGCAAGACTGTTCATGTCTGTCATTTGCGAGTCGTTGTAAAACGTCTTTTGGACGCTTATATTTGTTCCGTTTACTGCCATTTTTATTTAATTTTAATAGGGTACCTATTTCCCTGTTTAGGTATATTTTTAAATATTTAAATCTAAATTATCTAGATCAATATTTTTACTTGTTCTAGATTTTTTACGAGCATTCTTTACTTTATCCTCGCTTCTAGATATTTTATCTCTTAATGATGTAGCTGCTTTAGTTTTAGCTTTACTGTTAATAATTTGTTCTAAGTTAAATCCTTTAAACATTAAATAATCTACTGCTAATTTAGTTTCCATGTCAGAATTTGCATGCGCAAGATCTCTTTCAGTATACCCATCTTTTTGTACTGGTTTAGAAAGCCAGTTAAAAAATTTAGACTTTTCTTTTTCTGGAACTCTTAATCCTGCAAACTCATCAGAATTTTTAATAGTAGTAGAAACTTCCTCCCAAAACTTTTGCTGTTCTGCATGTTTTTCTTGTAAAGCTACTCTTTGTTGATCTACCATTTGACTTTTTTGTTGAGATTGTACTTTACCTAAAGCTTGTCTTGCCGCTTCAGCTTTATTATGTAATTTTCCAGAGTCTTCATAGTCTTCAAGAATTTCCTCTATAAACTCTTTATCATGTCCTTTAGTTGTAAAGTAATCTGATAAAATTGCTTTTTGACTACGAGTATCATCTTCTGTAATTTCTATTTTATTATAATCTAAATTAGGATCATAAGCCTGCATAAAATTTTGTGATTCTCCTCCATTCATAACATATTGTAAATGCTCTTTAACTAAAGGAAATGCTTCAAGCACCTCATCTATTCTATCATCTGCTATTTGAGAAGCTATATCTTTTGTCATATTAGCTAATCCTTCTGATGTATCATCATATTCTTGATCAACTTCATACCCTAACTTAGATAAAACTTCTGATACAACTGTATCTTCAACTCTTTCTTCAGATGGTTCTACATCATCATCTATTTCGTTATCTTGTACGTCTTCAGTTTTTTCTTCTACTTCGTCTTCTACTTCTGCACTTTCAAGCTCATTAGTAGGTTCTTCTTGTACTTCTTCTACAGGCTTTTCGATCTCATCGAAAGCAACTGTATCAACTCCATCACCTGCAATAACATCATCAAAGGTAATATCGTCTAGTTGAATTTTTTCATTTGGTTCCATATATTGTTTTAGTTTTAAGTTACAAATTTAATAATTATATTGATATTTTTTATAGTTTTTTATTTTTTAAGATTGTTATTATTATATAACACTTCTTAGCCTACTTTTCTCAGTGGAGTAGAGATCATACTAACAGGTTTTGTCTTAGGTTTGCTCTCAAAAAGACTTTTAAGTGAAGGAAGCCCTCCTAAGTTTTGCCATGATTCTGGGATAAACTTTCCTCCAACTTTAGATGTATAATATTCTAATCCTTTCCCAATGCCTGGATTTTTTACTCCAAGACCTACCACTCTATTAAGCGCATTTGCGTATTTGCCTTCATATGCGTCTTGCCCCATTTTATAAAAATCTTTTACTCTGTTTAATTGTGGGAGGGTGCTTACAACTCCTCTAGCAAAATTCCTAGTACTCTGCCCAATATTATCATAATTTCCAGTAGCTAAATCTACTCCAAAGTTTCCAGTTTGGTTATAAAACGCAGGTAAAGCAGCTAGCTTAGTAGCATTATATCCTGATTGAAAAGCTCCTTTTACAAAAGGTCGAAAACGGTTAGCTTTTCTCATAAGATCAACACCTCTACCCACATGATTTAGATAACCCGTTGCTCCCCCTAAATTAAGACTTCCTGCGCCTCCTACTGAAGCAACTCCTAGTGCATTCCATTTCATAGTA